CGTGGTTTGTAAGCCAAAGTAGGCATCCGTTGGGTTGCTTAGATTTCCATCAGAAGCAGAAACGCGCAGTTCTGGTGCTGGGTAAAGGACTTTGGCCGTGGCGCCTGCGGACCCACTAAACACGAAGAGGCCTGAAGATTGGACGTTAACAGCCGCAGGCAATGTTGGGCTCGAGCCCGTAAGCCAGTTACCACTTGTTGCGAGGGCAGCGGCTTCCTCGTCATCGTATTTAACAATTCCGTTAAAACCAAAAGGCAACAGTGTGGGGTTTGTAAGCCCCGCGTCAACATCAGAATTCATTTCAAGTCGGATATAACTGGAGTTGTTGGGCCAGTCGCCATATTCTCGGTAACGCCTTTCTGATTCTGTCCAAGAAGTATACTTGTTACCAATCTTCCGGGCAACGTAGTTGGTTGAATCGGGGTTCAAATCGCAATTATTAAATTGTTCAACCACCTTAACAACATTATCGCTGTCGCCCAAGTGACGAACCACAACAGTAAATGTGCCGTAATCGGTTGAGTCGTTGGTAGAGCGTTTGATGTCTTGAATTGAAACCTTAATGTTGCGGTTTGTCCAATCGCCCGGCTCATTCAGGGCGTGAACTGTGAACAAGCTCTTTGCACCATCTCCCAAGTTACAACTAATAACTGCCGGGGTTTGAGCCGATTGGAGACCGGCCCTAAAGGCAGAACCACTTAGCGCGGCGGTGCCGTAGAGCCTAACGATCGAGGCCATCGTAATATCTTTAGTAATATTAGATTTCAGGTGGCGATCGAATGTCTCGCCCAAGAAATAATTAACTACATTAGAACTATCAGTAACGCCACTATTAGTAAGCTGCGGGTTAGTATTAAATACCTTACGGATATATCTTGAATCATTATCATTAAAGTTAAATGTGGTTGTAAGATCAGACGAACCATCGTAATTCGTGATAATCATCTTGAACTGGTAGTTCACACTATTTAGTTCCTGGACTACAACTCCGGTTCCCGTGACATTGGTAGAAGTGGTGCTAATGGCAGTGGCCGAAGCAGAAACAAGACTTCCGGACATCTTGAATCCGACGCCGCTGTCGCCATAGAATACGGCAGCCAAGCTGCCTGTCGTGGTTGCTCCGGAGCCCGATTCAAAGACAATCAAGCCATACGCATCTGTCATACTCCAGCCGCCTTGGCCAGCCAGGGCGACGGCATCTTTGTCTGCTCCAAGCAAACGAATGTAAGTTAGGGGAGAACTATTGCGAAGATATGCCTGGGCGGCATACATACCATACGTTGCGGCCGATTTGTCGGTTCCTTGACGCCACACATCATCGCCGGCTCCACCGGGGGCTGGCGTTCCGAAAACGTTAACAAACTCTGAAAATGAGTCTACGGTTACGGGGCGTAGTGCAGGACCTTTTTCTGCTCGACCGATTACAACGGGGCCGATTCCTGCTGGCGAAGCCGGAAGCTGTGAGTTATCTATTTCGTTAACAAACACTCCCGGGGATACAAATCTGTAATTCTTAACTGACATTCGCTAGTTCTCCTTGCGACGAAATATTCAAAAGTAAATAGTGCCAAGCCCTGGCAATCGTATTATTCTCTATAAAAACCATCCTTAATATTGTCTGGTATATCTCCAAAAATCGTTCTTTCTCTGGATAGCTTAAATTCTACTGCGTTTTCACGCCTGACAACCTTGGGCCTTTCTTGGTTATCACCTTCTCCAATTAGATATCCCAACACTTCAATATTGATGGTAGTTTCGTAGTTTCTCTGGGCCATTCCGAGGTTGGCTTTGTTGGCGCCGTTAGCAAAACCACCCTCAATAAAGACTTCATAGAAGTGCCCTTCGTTTGTGATCCTTTTTGGCATCCGTGAGTTGCCGCTAATCGTCAAAAACGGACTTACAAGTTCATTTAACTGTTGTTGATACTCGGCTCGGACGGTTATTTCATAAATTACCTTTACCCAGACAGGTAACGGGATAGTTACAGTTTCATAGACAACTCTTTGTGTCGACATGTTCCTTTTATTTGTGTTAAAATTCTTTGAAGCAACAGTCCCATTAGCACCATACTTTCTTTTTGCGTACGCATTTTGAAATTCGGCTGTCTTTTTTGGGTTTATGTTTCTCGCTATCGTAATTGTGCCCCCTTTTGAGTCATCAACAGGATAAAGGTTTGCGAATACGTCTCCTCTGAAGTTTTGTTCTTTTGTAACACTAGAACGATTGACTGTGATGAGTGGCAAGATTAAAGTTTCTTCTTTATCTCTCAAATCCTTATTGTGCTTTAACTGATATGCTCTTTCCGCAGTAACCCACAGGACTGGAACCTTCTTGAACCCGTTATTGGTTTGAATTGACATATTCAAGTCTTCATCAACAAAGTTTAACATTGCTCCATCAATCGTTTCAAGCGATGAGGGCATAAATTCTATTTCTTGTAGTTTGTCGGCAACATTTTTATCACCGATATAGTCATAGCGCTGCGCACGCGTGTTGCGTATTTGTTTTTCTGTTCTTTTACTCCTTGACACGGAACGTCCCCTCTCTTGCCCTCACACATTCGGCACTTATTTGGAATTTGTGGTCTACCTGTCCAAAGTAGTAGCGAGTATCATTATAAGTACGAACAATTTCATAAAATAAAGTGCCATATTGTATGAAATCACCTACTCTCACATATAAATCCTGATCTTCGGTCAATCTCTTTCGGTGAAAATTAACCGTTAGTTTACTTTGATACTCATAGCCATACCGTTCGTTCGTTTGCTCGTTTTCTACGACAACATACGCATATACACGGACAGGCGGCAGTGTAACCTTATCAATTGCTTCCCCATATATTGAATGAAAGTCTGAATCTTTCAAACTCACTGGATAATAGGCTACTGTTTGGCCGACAACTCTTTCGGCCAATTCATCATTGACCTGTTTAACAAGATCGCGTTCCTTTTTGCCAAGGAACATAGGAGGCGGGGGCGCAGCAGGCTGTGTCCATTTGTTGTTGGGATCGGACACTCAATTACCCCACATAAATGCCGGCGGGCACGTTTTGAAGGACTTTCGCTGTGGAATCTTGCATACCGGAATCTGTGGCAGCAAGCTTATCGTAAGTAATCTCATCTAGTATAGTCTTAAGTTCTGTTCTCAACATTTCCTTCTCAGTCGCAGCTTCGCTAAGTAGTGCCGACGCATTCAAAGTTACGCTTTCTCCTGGAATTGGAACAGTTGCAAACTTTCCGCGAACTTGCCCCAATACTTCTTTTGTCAAAGCTAAAGCAAACCTACGGATCCACTGTTTACCGATTGAGTTAATATTCTCATAAGGTATATTTTGGAATGGCAATGTATTCAGGTTGTTAATGCCATCAAGCCCCTGGGTGCCTCGGCCGCTATCTTCCCAAGGTTCATATTGTTTATCAATTGTGAACTGGACCCAATATTTATCTGGGCTTGTAGCATCTGGTTGGGGGAATAATCTTAAGTTATTGTCATGTATTTCATAAGAATAGTGAGATATCCTTGTCCAAAGCGCATCTTCATATGCCATGGCTTGCAATTTATTCTGCCAAGTGGGCACTATCTCAAATGTTGAGTCGTCAGCAAACTGACCATAGGTTCGTAAATTTCCAACCACTGAAAATCCACCATAGTATCCATAAAATCTCCACATTGCTCTTGGTGTTTTAAAATATACTTTACGAATAATAATTCTTTTATCTCCAACTTGGCCAAAATAAGGAACCGCACTATCCGAGCCGGCTGAAGATGAAATTAAGGTTTGTAAATCGTAGTCCTGTTGGCTAGGAACCATATCTATTGAAGCAGAATAAATAGGTGTCAGGCCGCCGAAGCCGGCTTCTGTGGCTAGGCCTTCTGAAACCCTCCTAACATATCCATAATCAAATCTTGGGTATTTTAATTCTATGTTCGAGCCGGACAAGGAATCGCCCGATACTATTTGCCCATCTTGATCGAAAGACGCTGTAGTCGCACCCAACAAGCTTGAAAGAGAATTCTTACTTTGATGTAAGTTGATCAAATAAGAATATTCGAGAACAGCCTCTTCATACGCAGAATAAACATTTCCTTCTGCTAATTCAATATCTAGAACATCGCCACCC